GCACCATCAGTCAAAAGTGTAGGCATCACAGGTCAGCTTACTGGTAGCCGTGCAGACCTCATGATTCTTGATGACATCGAAGTACCTGGCAACAGCATGACTGAGATGATGCGAGAGAAGCTATTGCAACTCTGTACGGAAGCTGAGTCTATCCTTACACCTAAAAAAGATAGTCGTATCATGTACCTCGGTACACCACAGACTACCTTTACCATCTACCGTAAGCTAGCAGAACGTAACTACCGTCCCTTTGTGTGGCCATCTCGTTACCCACGTAAGGATAAACTATCACAGTATGAAGGTCTACTATCCCCACAGATTGTAGAAGACATAGAGATGGGTGTAGAGGAGTGGGCCCCTACAGATCCTGACCGTTTTACATCTGAAGATCTAGTAGAACGTGAAGCTGCTATGGGTCGTAGTAACTTTATGTTACAGTTTCAATTAGACACAACTTTGAGTGATGCAGAAAAGTTCCCACTTAAATTCAGTGATCTTGTCGTTACCGCTGTTAACCCGACTCAAGCGCCGGATGCTGTTGTGTGGTGCAGTGACCCTCGTAATTGTCTCAAGGATCTGCCTACGGTTGGCCTACCTGGCGATTACTTCTACTCCCCGATGCAGCTCCAAGGAGAGTGGAGTGCGTACAGTGAAACCATATGCTCAGTAGACCCTAGTGGTCGTGGTACAGATGAAACGGCAGCAACATACATAAGTCAAAAGAATGGATTTCTCTACGTTCACGAGGTACGAGCGTATCGCGACGGTTATAGCGATAACACACTTCTTGACATCCTTCGTGGGTGTAAGCGTTATAACGTTACCAAACTTGTTGTTGAAACAAACTTCGGAGACGGTATCGTCGCAGAGCTGTTTAAGAAGCACCTCCAACAAACTAAACAAGCAATAGACGTAGAGGAAGTACGTGCTAATGTCCGTAAAGAAGACCGTATCATCGATACCCTAGAACCAGTCCTTAACCAACATAGACTCATCGTAGATAGGTCGGTAGTAGAGTGGGACTATAACTCTAATAAAGATGCCCCTCCAGAGGATCGTCTACTGTATATGCTCTTCTACCAAATGTCTAGGATGTGTCGGGAGAAGGGTGCTGTTAAACACGACGACAGATTAGACTCATTAGCACAAGGTGTTAAATATTTCATTGATGCTATGGGTATCTCTGCTTATGAAGCTGTTAAGATGCGTAAACAGGAGGAGTGGCAAGACATACTAGACACATTTATAGATGACCCAATAGCTGCTACAAACCACCTAGTTATGGGGATGAATCTAGACCAAAGACGTAAGGCTAGAGGTAAGACAAAAAGCTCTACTCCTATGTGGATAAGCCTGTGACAGTTACTACAACTGTCTACTGCTGAGATCCATTGCGCTGGAATTGATCTTGAGATCCCACCCGTTAAGCGGGAGCTGAAGGGTGGATCAGACCCCGTGAATGGAGAGAGACATGCCTCTATCGAGACACATCTCTCTCTTTATTAATGTCCCTGGGAATGGACATTCTGTAAGTACTACTAAACCCCAAAGACACAAACTTCCACTCCACTGAACTATTAATGTTAATACTGTGAGTACTGTGAGGGATTAGGAGCGCAGCTCCTCCCACTACCGTCACTACTGTTATTAACTCTCTCCTCACTTCCGTTAACGTATGAGTAGAACTTATCGTAAGACACCTACACATGTCTTTAGAGCAGTACAAACTTATAGTGAGTTAAAGCAACAGTCATTCGATGATGATGGTTATACGGTATCCACTCGGCATCGTTATATCCCGTCATTGTATGATGACATACGTCCTTCTTCTTACAACCAATTAGATCATAAGTCGTAATCCACTTCGTTACTCACGACCACCACTAATGCATACTACCACCCCACCACTTCACTCCGTTCAGCTAGTACACATTACCCCTAACGCTGAAGAGCTTATAGCTTACATGGCTAGGGTAAGTAACCCAGCTAATCAAAACAACACTGAGACCAGTGCTAAGTTAATTAAGTATCTTATTGACCATCAACATTGGTCACCCTTTGAGATGGTTAATATGTGTGTATCTATAGAGACAACAAGGAGTATAGCAGCACAGATCTTACGACATAGGAGCTTTAGCTTCCAGGAGTTTAGCCAACGGTATGCTGAAGTACAGCTCAGACCTGAGTTACCAGAGATGAGAAGGCAGGATCTGAAAAATAGACAGAACAGTGTTGATGACCTTCCTCTTGGTGTGTTGCATGAATGCGATCAAGTAGTTGGACAAGCATTGGTAACTAGTTACCGAGCATATGAACGTCTGTTAGAACTAGGTGTAGCTAAAGAGTGTGCTAGAGAAGTATTACCTCTTTGTACACCCACTAAGTTGTATATGAACGGTACCATTAGGTCTTGGATTCACTACTGTCAACTACGCTGCGGTAACGGTACACAAGAGGAGCATAGGATCATTGCCAATGGTGCCTATAAGCTCCTACAAGAGCATCTACCTAGTGTGTGCTCTGCATTCACTGTCTAACGTGTTAGAGGGGCCTCTCTACCGACGCTGGGGGGGGTCTCCTTAATTTTTGACATAATTTTAACAAGCCTTATATCGACAGTGGACCTCGTAATTCCCCCCCAGTGCCCCCCTCTTGCGATCAAGGACTCACACGGTATAACAATAGACACCACTGTATATAGTGCACTGCTAGCCAGTGGTATACTAATTGGTAGCGGTGGAGTACTGGGTACAGCTGGTTAGTAACTGGTGGTGGAAGGGTATAACGCTATATGTAGTGGTGTTAGGATATGGTGACACTAGGTAGATACCAAGTGATCTGTCTGCCCCTCTTAACTCAGTTAGACAGTGCAGCTATAACGCTCTCAGACACGCCTAGAAGCGGCTATAAGGCGCCTCTAACAGTTAATAGGTATACTGAGCCCTAGAGCACAGTAGAGAGGCATTGTAGACGGTTATCAATAGTTTGTTCACACTCACGCTACTTATCACCTAGGTCCGTACGACATACACCACGATACCAAACCACTATGTGGTACCGATGCCACCACTAATTGGTAGCTAGGAGCCCAACTTAGGGCTTGACAAGGCGGCTCGGATGGGCTATGGTAGGTTCATCGGTGGGGGAGGCGAGACCGCCACTCCTCACTCAGCACCAGCGGTCCTTTCGCTACGCTTCAGCACCTAGACAATTGCATATTTAGGTCGTCACAAGACGGAACTAGTGGAGCGAGCGATCCCACGAGTAGTTATAGGTTGCAACCCGACCTGACTACACGACCTAGTGTGCGTTAGCACTAACACAGAGCCACATGTGTTTAATAAATTAGATCATGGCAATTGTCCACCATTAACGGAGTTAACTATGTCCCTTACTCTTGACCGTAAAGTAGCTACTGGTCTTCTCAGTAAAGCTACTACTGGTAATGATCTCTTGTCTGTACTTGAGATGATTACATCTACCTTTACCAAACCACCTGTTAACAACGAACCTACACTTGAGGAGATTGAGTTTTAATGCTAGCTTTAGCTATCCTAATCATCGGCACCATTTACACTATTAAGGAGGTCAATGACAACGTATTCCTTTGATCAATTGCGTGATGCTGTGCAGGAATGCACCAGCTATGATCTTGTTCAACGCTTTAGTGATGATGAGGATGAGTATGTACTCGTTGATCCTTATGGAGATGTGGATGGTGAGCCCTTCTATGATCTTAATGATGTAGAAGACTTCATCCGCAATAACGATCAAGTTGATCAGTACCTCTACGAACTCACCAACAAATGACTTATACCATTTCACGTATGGATGATGAGGGCAACTGGATTGCTCTTGAGTCATTCGAGACATATAGTGAGGCTGAGATGAATCACGATTGGTATAGTGACAAATATCCCTATGCCTTAGTTGATATCGTCAGCACACTAGAGTAACACTTGTCCCTTTCATTCACATAATTTGTTCACTACGTTCACAATCACGAGGCCTAACGTTATGACCACTGCTGTTGTTCCATTTATGCTCAAGGGTGATGCACTTGTTGCATTCGTCGATGAGAGAATGGAATTAGTTAACCGGGGTGAGCAGACTCGCACTGAGATGATCAAGGACGCTGGCTACATGTATGACAATGGTAAGCCTATGTACACTGAGTTCTACACTGAGCTACTCAATGCACGAGGTATTGTACCCACCACTGATACAGACAAAGCTGATCAAGAGTATGATGACCTGACCAGTGAGGAGAAGGATCTCTATGATAAGATCACTGATATGCTTGGTGAGAAGTGGACTCATGAGGAGACTATTGAGTTCATGGATGAGCTGTATGAGAATGGCATCAACACTGCTAGTGAGTTTGAGGAAGCTTATGAGTACACCCATGATAGCTACTCTAGCTATGCTGAGAAAGAGTTCAGTGAGTACTTTTGTATCGAAGTGATGGGAGCTGAGATTCCAGAGTGTGTCCTCTGTGCTGTAGATTGGCAAGCTGTGTGGGATCATAACCTACGTTATGACTTCTGTAGCATTGAGACTGTTAACGGTACCTTCTTCTTTCGTAATAACTGATTATGCATAACTTTAGAGTTGTACTTGACAGCGTTGACAACCCTGGTAAGTTCACCTTCATTGATGTTGACAACGCTAAGGACCTAGAGGATTGTATCAACTCTATTCGTACTGAATGGGATCATCAGTTCACTATTCAACAAATCACTGAGGTTAACTAATGACTATCTTGCAATACAAAGTCATGTCGTACATCACAGCTGATGATACTCAGCCATACTGTCACGGGTATTACGATACAGAAGAAGCAGCCCAACGTGTAGCAAACGACTACAATAACATGTGGGCATACATCGAGCACAAACTCTACGCAAAGGTTGAGCACGTATGACTGAACAAAACATTATCCTTGCTGTGATTGGTATGGTTGGATTGTTTGCTACGGCTACTATCTTCCAACGTGCTAATCGCATCACTAGCCGCTACTACGCTAACAAGATCAATCGTGATCTTATCGATCTCAATAACCGCACCTTTAACTGACCGCCACCCACTTAACTAAGATGACTGTTTTCACACTCACAAACTACTGCGATTGCGGTTCTACCAACATTCTTGGTGTCTTCAATAGTATGGAGGCTGTGATTGAGCGTATGCGTGTCTTGGCTGCTATGACTGATCCTGGTGATGAGTATCGCATTGAATGCTTTGAGGTAAAGACCTTTGAGGAAGAGGAGGAGAACACTTCACGTATCCTTCGCTCTCGTGCAGAGTGGAAGGCTAAGCAAGCTAAGATGGAGGAAGAGTGATGCATGACACTGCTATTAAAGTTGATGTCTACCCTGATGAATTCAAGCCTATTATGAAGGCACTCAAGTACTCGCTATTGTGTGATGACTCACGCAAGGTATTGACTGGTGATGAGTGGTCTACTCTTAATGGGTGGCTTGACTACTTCTCTGATGTTGCACTTAATGAGGGTATCTAATGGCTAAAGCATTGACTGATGAACAACGTAAACTGCGTCTTGAGATGATTGATATCGTAGCTCAAGGCATTAAGACACAAGCTCATGCTGGCTACTATGATGCTGCTCAAGTAGAGTACCTGACAACACAGGTTAAGCGTGTTGCTAAGTTCCTTTGCGTTGCTAACTAATGTACACCACACATAAAGGTCTGCGTGAGTATGAGATCACGCTTGGTTCAGGTGTTTGGTATCTCCTAGCACCCAGCTCTGAAGCTGCTGCATGGACAGCATTGGAGTTGTCCAAAGAACGTAATGATGAGTTGCTTAATGTTAAACAAACTGATGAATGGTAATGGGTAAGAAGAAAGAGTATCCCAACAACTGGCAAGAATACAAAGATGCTGATGATGACATGTTCCATGCTCATACCTATGAGGAGATCATGTCTTGGAAGGTAGCAGGTTGGGAACTCCCATCTTCTGTATGCTGTATCATCCGCACCTCTGACCTTAAGACAAAGAAGGTTAAGGAGTATGTCTACCAGAAGCGTAGTGCTGCACAAGCTAAGGTAGATGCATTGATCGACACACCTGACATTGAGTTCACTGTTGTTGATCACGAGTCCATTCATTTCCTCACCCCTACTAATTTCGATTATGAGTAACACCACCTTTTCTCGTCGCCTTCAACAACTGATCAAGCAAGTAGAGAATCATCCTAATCGTGATGAGATCATCAAACTTGCACAAGAACAACTTGTTGATGATACGTTCACAATCACCAGCGTTAACTAATTGGCTACACCTGCACAGATAGATGAACAGGTAGCGTTAGAGCGAGAGCAAATCAGGCAAGGACTCCAGCGCCTTAGAGATAATACTCGTAAGCTACAGGATCAAAGCTATGCAAGTGCTACGGTGTATGGTGCAGCGTCTATTGATGCGTTGTTACCTGCACTTGTTAAGTACATTGAAGAGACCACTGAATACCGCCTTAAGCGAGGTTCTGGTCACCAGTTTGACATCATCAAGAACTATGTCACTCAGTTAGAGCCATTGGCTGCTGCTGCCATTGCATTAAAGATTACCTTTGATCATGTGTTCTCCACTAAGAAAGGTAATGATCAACTGCAATCAGTATGTGATGGCATCGGTCATGCTATTGAGTCTGAGTGTCAGATGCGTTACTATGAGAAGTCAGCACCTGGTCTACTAGCTGTACTCAAGAAGAACTACTTCCATAGGTCTATTGGTACACACCAAAAACTGGTGGTTATCCGTACACTTATGAATAGGTCTGATGTACCTGATTGGGAGGCTTGGGGTAGAGCTAATCGCATTAAGCTAGGTGCATGGCTACTTGACTGCATTATGACTACTAGTGGGTGGTTCGTAAAGGAGCTACGTAGGCTTGGAAAGGTAACGGTCACCTTCGTGGTACCAACACCTGAGTTCCTCGCTATCAAGGACAAGGTAATGACTGAGGCAGAGCTGTTTGCTCCACTTGCTTGGCCAATGCTCATCGAACCTAACGATTGGACTAGTGATCGTGCTGGTGGTTACCTTCTCAACGAGGTAATGCGAGGCTATCCTTTGGTTCGTCGTGGAGATCCCACCCGTCTACAGGAGGGTACCCCCATTGAGTTCTTAAACAGGATTCAGAAGGTAGCTTACCAGATAAATCCCTTTATTTATGGGGTAGCTGAGGAGTTAGTAGAATTAGAACGCTCCGTTGGTAAGTTCCTTCCTATTGTTCATCATCCTCTTCCTGTTAAACCTGCTGATATTGAAACTAACTACGATAGTCGTAAGGATTATCGGAGAAGAGCAGCAGAGGTGAGGAACATACAAGCACAAGAGCCTAAGAAGTCATGCCGAACACGTATGACAATGGAGGCAGCTAAACGATTCAAGGATAGGGAGAGGTTCTTTTGTCCATGGTCATTTGACTATAGAGGAAGAGCATACCCTATCCCTGCTTTCTTAACACCACAAGATACTGACTTTGGTAAGTCATTACTTAGGTTTGCTGATGGTGCTTATATGGTACCAGAAGCTGAGTCGTGGTTAGCATTCCATGTAGCAACCTGTTATGGGTTAGATAAAGCTACAATGGAGGATAGGTTAGAGTGGGTGTCTAATAACATCACACTCATCAGCCGAATCGCTACTGATCCGATTGGGTCTTTACCTGAGTGGGAAGTAGCAGAAGAACCATGGCAATTCTTAGCTAGTTGTGATGAGTATTATCATTGCGTGATCGCAGCTGATAGACAATTCACATCTCTTCCTGTAGCTGTAGATGCAACGTGTAGTGGTCTCCAAATCTTGGCTGGACTTGCACGAGATAAATCAACAGCTAAACTAGTTAATGTATTACCTGGTGATAAACCACAAGATGCCTATAAGGTAGTGGCTGAGGTAGCTATGCCCTCAGTACCTGAACGCTTACGTCCATTCCTAGATAGGAAGAAGACCAAGCGATGTGTTATGACCATCCCTTACAATGCTAAGCCTTACTCCAACAGGGGTTACATTAAAGAGGCTTTCTTGGAGGATGGGATAGAGCTTGAGAAGGAAGAGCTAACTCAAGTTGTTCAAGCTATCAGGTCAGCTATGGATGTGGTCGTACCAGGTCCTATGGCTGTCATGAAATGGATTGAGGCTGAAGTAGCTGCTGCTGTTAAGCGTGGTGCTAAACACTTGGAATGGGTAACACCATCTGGGTTTGTTGTACACCAGAAGCTAAACAAGAAACAGTTCCAGTCTATGGAGCTACAGTTACTGGGTCGTTGTAAGATGAAGGTGGCAGTTGGGGAGACTGATGAGGTCGACCTTAATCACCACAAGAATGCAACAGCTCCTAACCTTATCCATTCACTCGACGCTAGCCTGCTACATTTGAGTGTCTTACGCTTTGATGCACCCATTGCTCTTATCCATGATTCTGTGCTTTGCCGTGCAACGGATATGTCCTCCCTGTCTACTATTGTCAGAGAGACATACATGCACCTCTTTGCAGAGCATGATTACCTACGAGACTTTGCCAAGTACATTGGTGCAGAGTCTGAACCACCGATCATTGGTGATCTAGAACCAGAGACCGTTATTGAGAGTACGTATTTCTTCTGCTGAGTTAGCGTCTCCTCCATAGATAGGAGGCACGCTTTTTCTAACTCAGCTAGTCATGAAAGTATGTAACAAATGCCTTGAGGTTAAACCATTCACTGAGTTTTATGTGGGATCTGCTTACAAGGATGGGTACCGCCCTACTTGTAAAGCTTGCGTATCTTTGTATTACAAGGAACGTAATGCAACCGCCGATCAAAAGGCTAAGAACAGAGAGTGGTCTATCAAACGTAGATACCAAATTTCACAGGAAGATTACGACTCACTGTTAATTAGTCAAAGTGACGCTTGTAAAATTTGTGGATCCACCTCCTCACGTAGAGGTGACCAACCTTTAGTTGTAGATCATTGTCACCAAACTGGGGAGGTAAGAGGATTACTCTGCCACCCATGTAATGTAGCTATTGGATTGTTAGGGGATAATATCTCTACTCTCCAATCTGCTATTAACTATTTATCAACCTACCATTAATGTCACAACCAATCCACGTTACTCAACAGCCTGTTGTCCTCGAAGGTTACCAAGCTGTACTGAAACCATCTAAGTTTGGCTATTCACTGTCTGCTATCCTGGACTCCCAGCTTATCGAAGCATTGGAGGAGGATCGTAAAGAAACCCTCAAGTGGGCAGAAGGGAAACTGAAGAATCCTAAGCGTAGCGTCCTGAAGCCTGAGCCTTGGGAAGAAGTTACTGAGGGTAAGTACAAGACTAAGTTCTCCTGGAATGAAGAGAACCGTCCTCCTGTTGTAGACAGTGAGGGCACACCTATCACTAATGCTGACCTGCCTGTCTATAGTGGCAGTAAGGTTAAGCTTGCCTTCAAACAGAAACCTTACATCCTCAAGGATGGTGTCACCTATGGCACTAGTCTTAAGCTTGTAGGTGTACAAGTTGTAGAGCTTGGAGGTGGTGCTGGTGTCGACCGTAGCGAGCTTGGTAACACTGAGGTAGCTGCACTGTTCGGTCAGACTACTGGCTTCAAGGCTGGCTCAGTACCTGCTACTGTTACTGAGGCTAGTGATGATGTCGTCGAGGATGACGATTTCTGATGGCATTCCGCTCAGGACTTGAAGAGAAGGTCGCTGATCTTCTCACCAACCTGGGTGTTAAATACGAATACGAATCAACCAAGGTACCTTACGTACTGCAATGCAACTACACGCCCGACTTCCTCCTCCCATCAGGTATCTACCTAGAGACCAAGGGACAACTTACCGATGAGGATCGGCGTAAGATGAAAGCAGTTAAGGCAGCACATCCTGACCTTGATATTCGTTTCGTATTCCAAACACCTTATAACAAGATCTATAAAGGATCTAAGACTACCTATGCCAAGTGGGCTGATAAACATGGCTTCCCTTGGTGTTCCTTCCACTCGATTCCTATTTCATGGCTGACGTAAAAGAAATCAGTCAAGTCGTTAGCGCCTTGATTGAAGCCTTCGATAAGACAAGCTCACCTAATGACATCATCGAAGCTTTTGATGATGCCCTTGAGGGGTATGAGCAACTGATCCAAACTTACCACCAAAAGTAATGCGCCCCACTATGTACGGTACTGTTGAGTTCTTCGCTGATGGCTTCAGTGACTACCTTGCTGATGTTGATAGCACAAACCCAGCAACCACAGAAAACATCATTCAAGGTTTCTATCAAGCACTAGACTCATGGTTCGAGTATCACGATGAGCAAGCACGAACTTATGCAGACATCCGAAAGCGAGTTCGTCAGGCACTTACCGTGTGATACATGTGGGTCATCTGATGCAGCTAGCCTGTACACAGATGGCCACACTTTTTGCTTTTCATGTAACGCCTACACCAAAGGTGATGGCGATGTTCACAATCACACAATGTCCACCAATGTCCAACTCCGAGGTTCAGCCGAGCGGCTGCAAAAGCGGAACATCTCAGAAAAGGTTTGTCAACAATACCGGATCTACAAAGACGGAGACGTTTTACGCTTCTATTATTTCGACGATGCTGGAGTCGTTAAAGGATGTAAGGTAAAGACAAAGAGCAAGCTATTCACCTATGAAGGAGAAACACCTGGAACACTCTTTGGACAACATTTGTTTCCCGCCACTGGAAAACGAGTCGTTATCACTGAGGGGGAACTCGATGCAGCTTCATGTAGTGAGGCTATGCCGGGGTGGCCGATGGTATCTCTACCTAGCGGTGCCGCAGCGGCAAGGAAGTCGATTCAACGGGCTCTCCAATGGCTCCAGGGTTATGAGGAGATTGTCCTGTTCTTCGACAATGACGAGGCGGGCCGTAAGGCAACGGAGGAAGCAGCAAGCGTCCTACCACCTGGCAAGACAAAGATCGCAAGACTTGAGGAATACAAGGATGCGTCAGACGCTCTCCAGGTCAATGACACTGAAGCGATTCGTCGAGCTATTTGGGACGCGAAGCCTTACCGTCCAGATGGAATCGTCGATGGCAAAAGCCTACTAGAGATAGTAACAACACCAAACCCACCATCTGATCATGACTACCCATTCCAAGGATTACAGGCAAAGCTTCACGGAATCAGGTACGGAGAGCTTGTTACGATTACTGCAGGCTCTGGCATTGGTAAATCCTCATTCTGCCGTGAACTCGCAACTCACCTTCTTAACAACGGAGAACGGGTTGGGTACTTGGCACTTGAAGAAAGTAACCGTAGAACCGCCTTGGGACTGATGTCCGCTGCTGTAGGTAAATCACTACACCTTGGTAATCATGACAGAGATGCCCTCACTGAAGCTTATACTCACAGTCTTGCTAAGTGGAACCTGTTTCTTTTTGATGGCTTCGGTTCTTTCGACCCAGACGTTATCTATAACCGAATTGAATACCTTGCTTGCGGGTTAGATACTAAGGTCATCTTCCTTGACCACCTCTCGATCCTTATGTCTGGATTGGAGGGTGATGAGAGGCGGATGATTGATGTTACTATGACCAAGCTACGTTCTCTTGTAGAGCGTACTGGTATCGCTATGTTCCTTGTCTCCCACCTACGACGCACATCCAATGACACAAACCACGAAGAAGGTGCCCGAGTCACCCTTGGACAGCTTCGAGGTTCGGCAGCTATTGCTCAATTGTCAGATGGAGTTATTGCGCTTGAACGGAACCAGCAAGCGGATCGAGGAGGCTCTTCAACGACTGTGCGAGTCCTCAAAAACCGTTATAGTGGGGAAGTAGGTGTAGCTTGTCAGCTGACCTATGACCTAGATACTTGTAAATTTACTGAGACTGAAGCTAATGACTTCGACCCTTCCACCGACTTCTAATGGTGAGCGTTACCTGCACTTCCCTACTGGTCTTACATTGAAGGCACCTAATCCCCCTACACCTGAGGCAATCAAGCGAGCACAGTTCGTTGATAAGACCTACAAGTGGACAGGTAAGTGAACCTAATCTTTGACTTAGAAACAGACGGTCTATACAATGATGCTACCAAGATCCACTGTATCGGCATCTATGATCTTGACACTGAGCAGACTCTTGTCTTCAATGATGAGGGGAGTGAGCAACCAATTACAAAAGGCGTTCAACTACTCGAAGATGCCTGTTGTCTTATTGGCCATAACATTGTCGGTTATGATATTCCTGTTCTCCGTAAACTCTACCCTTGGTTTAGCCCCAACGCTAGGGTTGTGGATACTTTGGTTCTCAGCCGTATCTATCATGCTGACATGTTGAAGACTGATCAGAAGCGTAAGTGGGGTAACATGCCACCTAAGCTTCTAGGTCGTCACTCACTAGAGTCATACGGCTACAGGCTAGGCGTGTACAAAGGAGAATTTGGTAAAGACACTGACTGGAAACACTGGTCACAAGAAATGCAGGACTACTGCATACAAGACGTAAAAGTAACACAGAAGTTATGGCAACATTTCCATCCATACCTGACTTCATCCAACTAGAACATGATGTCGCAACAATCCTCACAGAGCAGGAGATACATGGGTGGTACTTTGATGAAAGAGCTGCATGGGAACTTGAATCGACTCTCCGAGGAGAGCTTGAAGGACTTACTCAGCTACTACGCAACAGGTACCCTCTCATTAAAGACAGAGAGTTCACTCCTAAACGAGTTAACCGCACAACGGGATACGTCGCAGGTGCTCCTCTCACTAAGCTAAAGGAGTTCAACCCTGGTAGTCGTGATCACATTGCATGGGTCATGAAGAACCATCATGGTTGGATACCCGATAAAGAGACAGCAAGTGGCAAGACTGCCATTGATGAAACTGTTCTCAAAGATATTGGTACAGAGGAGGCACTACAGTTCTTCCGCTGCCTAGAGCTTACTAAGCAACTAGGTATGTTGTCTGAGGGACAGAATGCTTGGCTTAAACTAGTCAAGGGTAACCGTATTCACCACCACTGTTCGGTTGCTACTAACACACATAGATGTGCTCACCGTAATCCAAACCTCGGGCAGGTACCAAGTGATCTTAACTTTAGAAAGCTATTTTGTGCTAGCCCTGGGCATGTCATGGTTGGCGCTGATCTCGCAGGCATTGAACTTAGAATGCTCGCACACTACCTTGCCCGATATGATGGAGGCAGGTACGGAGATGTTCTTCTCAACGGTGACATACACCAAGAGAACGCTGACAAGATAGGCATATCACGCCGACTAGTAAAGACTGTAACGTATGCCTTTCTATATGGGGCAGGCGATCAAAAGATAGGACTTAGTTATGACCAAAGCCTTTCCCCGAACAAGGCTAAAGAAAAAGGGGCTGAGATACGAAGTGCTTATGTTGCTGCCATTGACGGCTTGGATAGTCTTCTTACCGCTGTTCGTCAAGCAGGTGAGCGAGGCTTTATCAGGTCCATAGACACACGTAAGATACCTGTAGATAGTCCACACAAGGCACTCAACTACCTCCTCCAGTCAGGAGCCGGTGTTGTAGCTAAGCGTTGGATGGCTATCGCTAATCAGAACTTTCCTACTATTGACAACGACTATCTCAGTCACACTCATCAAC